GATCTGCCGTATCAATAGATACCCACTGATCCACAGTATTGACATTTTCCCAACGACTTAAGTTAGGATAATTTTCTAAATCTGCTGAATTCAACCATAGATCACCATACACTAATGCTGAACCATTATCTTGTGTTGTTGGAATACTTGCAGAAACAATTATACCACCTGTATTTGTAGTTCCTGTACCGGACAACAATCCTCCAGTTGGATGACCCATTGAATCATAGTTAGTATTTTTATAGCCAACCCATGCGTTGCCCTTCTTAACCATAATGTCAACTTCAGTTGCAGTACTATAGTACCAGTGTTGTTGTGGACTAGGTATAGCAGCCGGTGCACCTTCATTTGCAATGTAGTCTAATGAGTACCAATTACTTAAGGTAGCAAGATAGACTGGTCTTGCATCACCAGATAGCATTGACACACTAGTAATACCACCGCTTACGTTTACTGATTGAACAACTAATGTTAGGTCATTAGTTGTAGCATTTCCTGCTAAATGATCACCAGTAATTACAATATTATCTCCTGCAAGATAATTTGCACCAGTTGCAGCGATACTATTTACAATATAATGACCTCTGTCATTTGAAATTACAAACGTTGCACCTGTACCAGAACCTGGGCTTCCACCGCGTGTCGTTCTGTTTGGGGGCAATGCTGAACTTGTATATATATCTAAAAATCCTCTTCTTACACCGGCGGTGCGTGGATTTTCTACACTAAATCCTAATGCATTTCCTAAAGTTGAAGGAGTTCCTGTAGGATTAACTGTACCTACATAGATGTCTCCTCCTGCCGTATGAATAAGTTGCAATAAACCATCTGAAGTAATTATTGCCTTTGTATAAGGAATCTGTGTAGAGGCCCAATTAATGACAAATGTATCAAGTGTTGCATCAGATACGGCTACATAATATGTATTGGTTACTGTACTAGTACCCGGTGTTGTAACTGCTACTTTAAGGTTTGATCCTATGTAACTAGTTAAATCAGGATAACTTACTGATCCAGTTATTACAGTAGGTCCAGTTGAATTTCTATATAGAAACTGTATTGATGACTCTGATATATATTGTGGGTTTACACATGCAATTACTGTTCCTGCAGGTATTGATTGTCCACCTGTAGTATCTAACTCTGCCAATGCATTTAATTCAGTTTGATATATGTTTACTTCCTGAGCAGTAAACTGACCTTTAAGTAGACTATATTGACTTAGTGATAGACTCATACCGCCACCAGTTTGACTTGTCTTGATCCATACAGAGCCATTAGGTCTTGGGCTATCCTGAGTACTAGTCCATAATGGCATTTGAGCACTTGTACCGTAAGTTACTTCAGGACTAAAATATGATTTTGGTTCAATACCTAAATCAGCCAATAAACTCTCGCCACCATAACCGCTGATTGCGATTGATTTGCTTCTTCCGTATTCACCGAAATACAATGATAGTGAACCACTATCTACTTTGGCGTACAAATCACCGATTTGCAATGCATTAATAGCATTAGCCAAACCAGTTACAGTATTATTAGCAGAAGCGGGTACCGCTACGCTTCTATCAATACCTTGTGCAGAAAGTTGGAAACGTATACGTTGACCTGCAGTCAATGAAATAGGTGTATTTTCACCTGTTACGATTGGATGAGATAGTTTCCACTCTTTAGTACCTAATGCTACCCATTCATTGTTTGTAGGGCCTGCAGAAGTTTTATAGAAGAATGTATGTGCAGATAACAATCCTCTGGTAGCCTCTTTAGGAATAACTGCATAATCACCTGGATTACCGATAGTTGCAACGGGGAAAGGATTAGTACCGGTAGTAAACATACTAGAACTTGTTAACACTAATGGTTCAATTATATTAAATTTACTAGTATTTGCATTAAATTCGTAAATACCCCATGTGCTATTCGTAGTGTCTAACCAATATGTGCCATCTGGTGGAGGTCCTTCAGGGCGTGTTAATGTACCTATCAATTCAGCCAAGTCGATATCAGCACGTAGAACATAGCACTGATTAGTAACTCCCAACAATGAGTAAGCGGCTAATAAACCGTACTCGTTGAGTTCATATCCATGAATTGGCGTACCGTCTGTTGTCTTATAGAAGAATGGATTGCCAAATAATGTTACTAAGTCACGCTGACTTGTCAATTGATATAATTTGTTAGCATTACTTGCTAGTGTGCCGGCTGCGATTGATCCAGTAGATGCTGGATTTGCTTTATCAGTAGCAGTTGCTAGAATGAGTAAAGGTATTGAATTTGAAGCGGATGGTAAATATTGACTTTGGTCAATGATAGATACTTGTACGCCTGGTGAATTTAATGCCATTTTATTTTCCTTTAAATGTTATATAGGGTTTCTTCCCGTCATAGTAATATTTAGCATAGAATCATAAAAATACCCCAATAACTATGCCTTCGAAGGTTATTACGCTAAATAATAGTATGAGACCTATATGTAAGACCTGTAACAAGAATGTTTGTGCTATTAATTATAAACGTGACGATATAACACACTATCGTAGCGGGTGTGATGAATGCGGGAGAAAGAAAAAGAAATTAAGTGCTAGAATACCTAGTTGGCAAAAAGCAGGATACAAAAGAAAACCCACATGTGATTCATGCGGGTTTCATAGTCTCTATCCTAGTCAAACAGTAGTCTATCACATAGACGGGGATTTAAAAAATATAAAGTTTAACAACCTCAGAACTATTTGTTTAAACTGTATAGAGGTTATTAAACGTAAGGAAGTTACTTGGCGCAGGGGTGATTTAGCCGTTGATTAATCGTTCTATTTGATTATGTAAATGGTCAATAGTTCCGTTATTATCAATATAATGGTCATAGTTTAACCCTACGCTACTGTATTCACTAGCATGAATTTTTAATCTATCTAATTTTGACTTACTGATAGACCATTCAGGGTTACCATTTGCACCTCTATTGTAAGCGACTGCAGCATCATACCATTCAGGTCTTTCACCTCGTTCAACACGCAATGTTATACCCCCTGCATTTTTGATAGCGTCTACTTCATTAGCAAAACGACAATCAGTAATCACAATATTGTCCTTTGCCTTACGTAGTTGATTTTCTACGCTTGCTACCCAAATGTCATTATGAAATCCATTACGACAGACCTCAGTACCCCATTGTTGTAATACCCATCTAGGAGTTAATTCAGGGATACCTAATCGTTCACTCCACCATAAGTCTAGTGCTTCACGCCATTCTCTGCTTGATTTTGTAGTGCCCTCAAGCAACTCACGATCCCAACCAAATACTGCGGCACATGCATCCTTCAATGTACCTGCAAAACTAATACGTTTATATCCGTGAAATGTAGTAAGATAATCTGCGATAGTATCTTTACCGCTACCAATAAACCCTGTAATACCTATAATCATAAAACAAAACTCCTGTAATGTATTATACTACAATAGTGTGACAAAAGTAAAGTATTAGGTTAGATTAATTTAGAAAGATTTGGGTCGGATAAAATAAATTGTTTTGCTTTTTTAATATCCATTTCACTTACCCCTTCCATAGTGTAAACATAACGGGCATCTTCTTCTGATATTGGTACTAGTTTAATACTTTCAATCTTATTGTTAAAGTATAAATTTTTAGGTTGTCCACGATGAAGACCATCAACATCTATCCATTCTATTTGGTCAAATGATTTTACACAACAAATATGAGAAATTTCCGTACTGTCTTCTTCTTCAAAATCATCATAATAGTATCCAGTCCATGCACCTAGGGGTAATTTTGTTAGTTGATGTAGTGCCATAGCAAATGCATCACACATTCCAGCTCTATAAATAGATTTACCATCCTTAGGTTTATCTTCACGAACTGTTTTGTCTTTTGGTCTAGACAATATAAATCTCAATCCCATTTCTGGATTATAGTCTTGGTCTAAATCCCAATTGGGTATTAAACGCTTAACCATTTTTGTGTATAATGCTATGCGACTGTTTTCTTTTGCATCAAATACAATTTTTTGTACATTATCACCATAGACTTGTAAAAATTCACGAAATATATCTACTACCCTTGACATTAATTCTGCGGAGTTACCTGTACCTGTTGTACCAAATAGTGATAGTTTTTCAGGATCGAATAAGTTTCTAATTAAACGAAATTGTATTTCCCATGTTTCTGGTTTATCATCTAGGTGATGATTAAATGCTTGCCATACGTATTTTCTTTTACCTACAGTAAAATGTGCAACTGCCTCATCAGGAGAGTGGCGGTTCCATTTCCAGTTTTGATTACCGGGCCGAAACAGTTCAGTAATGAATTCCGTTGCTCTCATTAACCTTGTATCCAAGTCAATGGTTGGCTATAATCTACATAACGTTTCAAGTCTTCCAATAATGTCTCTTGCATTTTGGCACCTTCGGCTTTTAATGCAGTACCATTTAATGTTGTGCCACCGCCCGGGCCTGCAATGCTTGCAAACTTTTCACGTGCTTCACCCAATATTAATTTTAATTGGCTGAGTGTCCAATCTCCAATCCATATACCAGCACCTGGATCTTGTAATAGT